TTAAGTTTTGACCTTTTAGCCGCAAATCTTAAAAATTATTTAACAGGTGCTTTTAGCTTTTCAATTGGAACTTCAAGTGAAGACGCAAAAGAAGAAAGTAAATTTATGTTAGTTTTAAAAAGGTTAATGGGGGTTTGTAAAGAACCACAAAAAATTGATGTTGCTGGTACTGCAAAATTAAGTGATTTAGATAATATAGATGAATCATTTTTTGATGCAACTTTACAAGAAGATGCATTATCAGATATGATTGCAAACAATATCGTAAATGGTGTTGTTGAATTTGAGGATTGTGATAATGTTCTTTTGCCCGTTAATATAAAAGCCGAAAGAAAGAATCAAGAGGATATTGTTGGTGAAAAAAATGAAATTAAAAAGGTCGAATTGTTTAAAAATTTTTTAGACGATATGAGTAATGACCCAAGTTGGCAAAAAAATAAATTAGAGATTAAAGCATCATTTGATACGACTATAATAACAAAATTACCTTTAATTATTTTTAAAACACTTTTAAGTCCAAAAGTTATGTTTGGTTTTTTAATAATGATTAAGGCGGTTCAAAATGAATTTGGTAAAAAACTTGATGATTTATTTTATGATTTAATAGGTTTTATGAAGTCCTTTAGTAAATTCGTTTTGGGGCTTATTGGAAAAATAATGGCAATTTTTGTTGAAAAATTATTTAAAATAGTCAAAAAAAATATAAAAGGTTTAGTTGAGTCGATATTAACTGAAATTATAAATGAGAGTAAAATTAAAAAATTGAGGATGTATTCAACTATTGTTTATATTTTACTTATTGTTGGTCAGGCGGTTATTGATTTTAGAAATTGTAAAAGTGTTATTGATGAAATTTTAAAATTATTAAACTTGGCACTTTCATCGGTAAACTTAGGGTTACCTCCATTTATATTAGCTTCTGCTAATTTTTTAGGTGGAGTGTCAGATACAAGATCGGTTACAAATGTAATTGAAAATTTGCAAAAGGCTGGATTACCTACAGGTGCAGCACCTGACGGAGGACCAAATTTAATGAACATTGCGATTTCATCTATAATACAAGGTCAAAATAAAGAACAGGCTGAAAATGGTAAAACTGAAATTTTTATACCGCCATTAACAGTAACACCAGCAGGTCTTACTCTACCAACTAAAGGATATGGAAAATCTTACTAAAATGAAAAGTGAAGAAGTTATAAAAATTTTAAAGGACTATAAAAATAGATCAAATAAAGATCTTGTTTCTACTCTTGATTTTTTATATAAAGATTTTAACGAAACAAAAGATTTAATAATAAAATTAACACATCATTTAGATTCTACAGAAAATAGTTATAATAAATTATTAGAAGAAATTAATAAGAGAACAAAAAATGAGTAATACTGATTTTTCATCTTGGTTACAGGGAAATAGAAACATTTATTATGGTATCGTATTAGATAACCAAGACCCTTTAATGCTTGGAAGAATTAGAGTTCACCCAATAGATGAAAATTTAGAATCATTAAAAAGGGCGACTCCTGAATTTGTTGAAAATAGCACTAACCCTTCTATTGGTAAATGGTCTGAAATAGATCCTTTAATATTTTTACCGTTTTTACCATACTTTGTTAACCAAGTTCCACAAGTCGGTGAAAGGGTTATGATTATATATTATAGTAATCAAAAACGTAAAATAAGGGATAGATTTTATATACTTGGTACATATTCATCCCCTACTTCATTTTTAACAAGTGGTAAGGAAGAATTTGATTCATCAAGAACCCATTTAGATTCTGGTAACCAAAACTCAAGGTCGAAATATCCACCTATGAAAAATTTAGATGGTTCATATGTTAAAGGTGAATATAATGGGGTATTTCCTGAACCAACAGATGTATTTTTAGCAGGTCGAGGAACAACTGATTTAATATTAAAAAATAATGACGTTATTTTAAGAGCGGGTAAACATAACCCATCAAGTGGAGGACAAATCCCAACATTTAACGAATTAAGAGGATTTTTACAATTATCTAAATTTAACACAAAAACAACTATTGGTCCCGAACAAGAAATTATAAAATTACAAAGACAAGATCAACAAATTAAATATCTTGTTGAATATGATATATATAACCCTGAAAGCCAACCTCAAATTTTTACAGGGAATCTAACAATCTATCAATTACCTGATAAAGGGCAAAAAGAAACAAAAACATCAAGTTTTACCTATGATAGTGATTTGACGGGATTTACATCATCTAAAGTTAGAATTATAAATATTGACAATCCACTTAGTTTAGATGAATTTGCAAAATTTGTATCTAGTCAGTTAATAACATTAGTTAATAAACCAACATTGTTATTGGGTAATTTACCAAATGGAACAACGACAGCAAATACAAATGATTCGGTAGATGGTATACAATTTCCTTTTTATTATAGACCATCAAAAAGAATTAGAGATATAATTAAAAACACACCATTCAATGGGTCATTAGATTTAGTTCCATTTTCTAATATGCAAAAACTACAATCTAAAATTAATATTTCTACTACTGATGTTTCACCAGGGTATGGTTTAGTTTTAGACGCAAAATTAAGTCCTGAAATCCCATTTAAACCATCAAGAGAAAAAACAAGAACATATACTACCGAAGTTGTTGATAGTACCGTGGGGTTAATGGGTGCGAATAGTTTATATTTTTTATCGAATCAGGTTGATCCGGCAAACGGTAAAACAAAAATTAATTTTAATACAAGTGGTGCAACATTTAATCAATCACAAATTGATAATGAATTATTCACTAACACATCCTCAAGTGTAAGAGGTGAAGAACTTTTAGAATTATTAGAATCTATTGTTGGTTTTTTAGTTAGTCACGTTCACCCATACCCTCTTTTACCCCCATCATCTGTTGCATATGACGGAACAACGACAGATGATCTTTTAAAGAAAATGCTTGAAGCATATCAAAAAGTTTTAAATAGCAATATTCGGATAAACTGAGTATTTATATATAAAACAGAAGATGTCAATTTATAAATCTTATTTTAATAAGTCAGATACTTTACTATATAATTCTTACACAAATACAAGTAGGAATCCAATTGTTGAATTATTCTATGGAAGATTAGACAATATTGGACTTCCTTTTGGGTATAGTAGATATATTTTTGATTTAGATCTTACAAAATTACAAGAAAAAATATCAGATAAAACAATATCTACTGAATGTAATACAGGTATCACACACACATTAAAAATGACAAATACGTCATCTTTTGATGAAGAATTATTAAACGATAAAACTTCACAGGGAAGAAGAAGAGCAACGTCATTTGATCTAATACTATATAGAATACCAAAAACATCAGGATCGACAGGAACACCTCAATCTTGGGATAGTGGTGTGGGATATGATTATTATAACTATAATATAACTAATTTAAATGATCGTTCATTTTCTGATAGACCAGTCAATTGGTTTCAGACAACAACAATTGGAAATTGGTCAACACCGGGAATCTATAATAATGAAAATTCATTAACAGGTGGTGGTGTTAATTATTCGGCACTAACAATTATTGATGTTCAACATTTTGAATTTGGAAATGAAGATATTGAATTTGATATGACCAATGAAATAAATGGAATATTAAATGGATCAATAACAGGAGTAACAGGATGGGGTATATCCTTTTACCCACAAGTTGAAAACATTTCAGGTATGACTGAAAACTACTCTGTTGGGTTTTTCTCCCCAAACACACAAACATTTTATGAACCATTTTTAGAAACGGAATACGACGATTTAATAATTGATAATAGAAATAATTTTTATTCTAATTCAACAAACAGTTTATATCTTTATGTGTATGAAAACGGCAATCCAATTAATTTAGATTCAAACCCAACTGTTGATATTCTTGACAATAATGGTGATGGTGTTGTAGGTTTTACAGGGTTATCAACTTGTGTTGTTACCAAAGGAGTTTATAAGGTGGATATTGTTGGATTTAGTGCAAGCTCAACACCTTGTTTATTTAATGATTTATGGAAGGGACTTACTATTGGAGGGGTTTCATTAGATGACCAAGAAAACGAATTTGCACTTTTAGAAAAAAATGGTAAATACCAAATTGGTACTACAACACAAAAACCAAAAATATATGGTTTTTCTTTTGATGGTATTAAACAAAGTGAAAAAGTTATTAATACAGATATTAGAAAAGTTAATGTTACTATTAAACAAGCTTATACGTCTAATGTTAATTTATATGGTGTTGAAGCTTATTATAGAATATATGTACAAGAAGGTCCGACCATTGAAGTACAAGTTCAAGATTGGACAAGAATAAATCAAACACCAGATGGTTATTATTTTGTGTTTGACACAACCGATAAGATTCCAAATGAATATTTTGTAGATATTAAAGTAGTTTCTGATAGAAACGTAGATACTTATAAAAGAGAATTACAATTTCAAATTGTTAATAAAAAATAATAAAACTAATTATGGCACAAACTAGCGCAAACACAGAAGTGATTATTTGTCAAACAATATGTACCACAGGAGGTACTGGATCAGATGTTGTTTCTATAAAACCACCACATCCTGTTTATTCTGATTTAACGGGTGGTACAGTAGTACAATTAAATATGGTTACTCTTGGTGGACCTACAGGACTTAATAATTAATATTATGAACTTAGATAGAATTATTAAAAAAATTATTAAAGAAGAAGGTGAAAAATCATCAAGGTATATGTTTTTTTCTAACCTACAACAAATGAAAAGACAGTGTGATCTACTTTTAGAACTTGATCATAGTATGATTGAAGAAATATTAGATAATGGTCACGATTGGGCACAAGATCATATTTCTGAAGCAAAAAACAATATGGATCAAGTATTTGATTTTTTAATGAATGAATCAAAAAAATCAGGATCAGATATGGGTAGTAATGATATGATTGAAGAGGGTAGAAAAAAATCAGGCACAAAACTATGTGCTCGTGGTAAAGCGGCAGCAAAGGCAAAATTTGACGTATACCCAAGTGCATATTCTAATGGTTATGGTGTCCAAGTTTGTAAAGGTACTAAACCTGGTCTTGATGGAAAAAAACACTGTTCTGGATCGTATTGTTAAATATTAGATAAAATTTTATTAACTAAAATTTGAATGGACTCATTTTGAGTCCTTTTCTTTTTTGGTTTGTATGAAGTCATAATTGGTTTTTGACCTTTACCTGTTTGTGTATCTTTTTTTTCGGCACTTCTTTTTTGTTGACATGCCGCTTTTTTTTGTGAATCACTCATTTTACCGGCAACACCAGCAGCTCTACATTTTGGGTATCCTCCTTTATCGGTATTTGATCTTCCACAAGGTGGATGTTTACCATCAACCTTTCTACATATATTTACCCAAGGACCCTTTGGTTGTTTCGATCCTTTTGGTTTTTTTTTGGTTCCGAACCAAACGGCAAGGTCTTCGTTAACATCTTCTTTTATAGGAACAAATTTTAAATTTTTTCCAGGTTTGTCATTAATATTATTACCATCGTCATCACTAAAAGTGGCATATGGGTGTTTTTTTAAATAGTTTGTAACTTTTTCAGCCGTCTTTTCTATTTTTTTTATTTGTTTTTTTGGTGTCTGCATAGATCCATCATAACTGTCGTAATCTAAAAATGGACTATCATAATCTGACACCTCATCGGTGAATGGACCAAGTGCCGATTTATTAAATTTACGTAAACCTAATTGTAATGGCGCAACATAACCCCTATCAGACACAGAATCTGATGTGGCCTCCCTTAATATTTTTTTTATAATATCGTCTAACATATACTATAAATACTTTATTTTTTCAAAAAATGAGTATAGATCATAATATGAACGTGATAAAAACAAAGTGTTAATATTGCCCAAGTTTCCATCCAAAAAAATCCATCAAATAATAAAAATAATATTGATAAAAGATATATCCCAAAATAAAATCTAAACTTTTTTATAGTCCATAATGAAAGTGCTGAAACAATAAAAAATAGTATTGCTAAAACATTGTGTAAAACAAACCAATCTTTAACTGAAAATACAGTCAATAATAAAAGTAAAACTGCCGGTATTCTCCATTTTGGCATATCAAAAAAGAAATAACTAACAAGGGCGTTTGTAAAAATAAAAAGTGGTTGTAAATCAGTATTCCAAGATTGTGAAATTGATCTTAATTCTCCATAACACATATAAATAATAAAAGGTTGTAATACCGCAATAATCGATATAAACAACCTTTTACAAAAATCAAAATCTAATTTCATCTAATTACTATTTTACTGCTACCATCACTATATACAATTAGTGCGGGTCCTTTATAGTCCTCACCAACTTCTTGACCTATAAGATTAACTATTTTTACAACATATAAAGAACCATCAATATTGTTGATTGAAATTGGATCATATTTTGTATATTGACCATCAAAATCATATTGAGTTAATCTATAATAATTAATCGTTGGTTTAACTTTGAAATCTGTTAATTCGTATTCTATTTTTTGTGTTGAATTTCCTGATCCATTAATTGTTCCAATATTTGTCCAATTTTCTCCGTCTTCACTTTTTTCAATATTAAAATGACTACAATTATTTTCAGTAGATGTTTCCCAAAATAATAAATTATTTCGTCCCTTTTGAACCCCATTAAAACTTGTTAATTCGACAGGCAATGGATCGGAATCTGAAATTGCTAGTTTTAAATTAGGACGAAACCCATCCCTAGTTCCATCACTCGTTGGATATGATGCATCCTGATAATTGTATCCTACCGTAGCCGTCTTTGCTGTGTAGTAAAACATCGGGTAATTGGCACTAAAGGTACCTTCCCTATTCTCATACTTTATTAGTAGGTTATCTGTATTGTTCCATGGGAATGGAGTCTGTAAAACAATCTCTACCCATCCAATGTTCCATGTTATAGTGCCATCATACACCAACGTGTAGTTAGATGATGCATAATTTGTCTGAGCGTTTTCCTTCACAACAACATTTGGTAGTGTTGCATATGTAGTGTGTGCCATATATATTTTTTGATTCTCTGCTACATATGTTGCTGGTAGGCTCGGCTCTACCTGAAATCGTATTTTAGTAATATTTCCGATCGTGTTGATTTCTGATTTTAAATAAATCATTTCAGACCACCCAAATTTGTAGTAGTGGTTAACGGGTACCTGATAAACGATACCATCGCCAGATCCGATAGATACTATAGTACTACCGGCAGTGCTACCCATTTGATATTTTATACGAGCATTAGCATTAAGTGTATTGCACGTACCGGTTGCTGACCATCTAGTTAATAGTACTGAGTACGTACCCGATGTAGTGCAATACCAAGTTATCTCTGATTGGGTATTAAAATAATCATCACTAAATGTAATTTGGGTGCCGCCAGTACCTGTACTGTATAAACGGAGATAAGTATCAACCGTTGTCTGCCCGACGGTAGAGAATGTATATTCATTGCCGGCAACGGCATTAAAATTAAATGCTCTTCTTCCTGTACTGTAAGTTGATGAATATTGAACTGTTGTTGTTGGTGTTATTGTAACATTAGTTGCAGCAGTATTACAATATTGACCAAATGAGTTTGTGAACAAACCAACAAAAAAAGTGATAAATAATAAAAAACGTTTCATAATTATAAATATTTAAGAATACTATAATAATATAAAAAAAAATATTATTAAAAAGCATAATTTATCAAACTACGTCTATAAATGAATAAAAACAAAAAAGGTCAGATTTCTCTGACCTTTTTTTATTCTAATGATATCGATTATCTCAATTCATTTAAGTCGAATGTACGAACACCATCAACTGTGATTCTTGCGTAGAATCTGTTATTAACCATTTTCTTAGCGTATCTTGTCATAATACCTTTGATTGGTGTAAAGTTGAATGGGTTATACATTGTAGGTGTTAATTGTAGAGGTACGTACGGAGCGTAAACATATCCTGTATCTAACAAAGACGAACCTTTGTGTCCGATAAGGATTTGGTTAGCTGGGAAGTAAGGATCTCTATACACTTGGTAACGTCCTGCCAATGTACCAACTCTTTCGATACCCATATTGTACTGATCTTGCTCAGGTGAAGCATTAGATACGTGGAAGTACTCAAGGTCATCAAAAATTGCGGAAACTTCAGAAGATACAACGATCCAGTTAGCACCACCTCTAAGTGTTGACTTGTGGATTTGTGCTGACAATTGGTTGATCGCAGTGATCAAAGTTTGATTCCAGTCTTTTTGAGTGTAGTTAGTCGTGTTAGCGATTCTTCTCCATCCGTTATAATCCCAACGTAAGTTCCAAGCTGCACCTTTTCTAAGGTCACGAAGAATTTCACGGTCAATTTCTGCTGCCACTTGCTCAGAAAGTAAAGCTGTTAATTCAGCTTCAGCATCGATGTTATGGAATGCAGAAACGTCTTGTGCTAATTCAGGAGACCATTGTGCTCTTAGTTTTCTTTCAGTTACAGAAACAGTTACAGATTCAAGATCAAATGATACTTCACCAATTTTATCTTCAAATTCCATTTCTTTGTATCTTCTATAAACAACAGTAAACGCAGTTCCTGATGTAACCGCCGATAAAGTAGCTCCTGTATAACCGTCAAGTGTAGTTGCACCACAATCAACACATGCTGGACAAGAAAGATCCACTTCTAAATAGATACAACCATCTTGTGAACAAATATCATCATAATAACCACCGTTACCTGTAGCTGCCCAAGAAGTTGGGGTTGAAGTGTAAGTAGGACTTACGATACCTTTTCCATATTGTTGAGTAACAACTCTGAATAATAAAGGTGTATTAGAAGGTACAGAACAAGGAGATGTTGCACTAACACCTAAACCAGCACCTTTACTAACTTTAAGGTCAGATAAGAATGCTTCTGTATCGATTTCGTTACCATCAGGTCCGATCAATTTACCAACACCAGCGTTTGCAAATCCACAAACTTTGATAATAACTTTTCTAACACCTGTTGTTTCGTAAGAAGTTTCATTAGCAACAAGTGATCCGTTGCTCCATGCTACAGTAGTAACACTTGGTGCAGTAACTGCTGTCCACTCACCTTTAGAGTAGTCGAATAATCCAGGAGGATCTAACGCTGCTTCAGCACCTTCATAAAATAAATCATAAAGATTCTTTGCATATGCGTTAGCGTCGTTGTAACCAGAACCAACATCTGTTGTTGAACCCGGTGCTCCGATTGGTGCAAAGTGTGATCCACCATTTGCAGTTGCTCCGTTATACCCTTGGATTTTAGGTACAAAGTAGAACAATTTACCGATAGGTAAGTTCATTGCTTGTACAGATACGATGTCATTCGCTAATAATTTAGAGAAAACACGTCTAACGATAGGGAAAACAACAGTTTCAAATGAACCTGAACTATCCGTTGCAGCCGCTTCGTTGATTAGGTGAGATGCTTGGTTCTCATATAACTGAGCCATATTCTCTTTAATGTGTCCTTTAAGACCGTCTAGGAACCCTAACTTGTCCCATTTGTTAATTGTATCTTCTTTGATAACTTTAAGGTGTTTCAAACCGATGTTACCAACAAGACCTGATTCTAATAATGCTCCCATTTTTATTTTTTTAAATTGAGTTTATTGTTTATTTATTTTATTTTAGTCATTAAATCCTTCATTCTTAAGAATTGTGGATTTTCATAAGTTTTACTTTCAATTAAATTAGTTGAAGATCCGTTTTGTGGTGTTTTTACAACATTTCTTTTAACTGATTCATTGATTGATTCTGTTGATGAATCACCATCAAGTTCTTCTTTAATTGTTTTGTAAAGATTTTTAGATTCTTTGATTGTTTGAACGTTATCAAATCTTCTAAGGATGTTTATTTTTTCTTGTTTTGTTGTTGAGTGTTCAGTAAACAATCTTGTCGAATACGCCAAGTTTGAATTAAATACCGCAACTTCGTTTAATTTAGATCTAAAGAAATCAAGAGCTTTTTTGTATTCTTCATTTTTTTCTCTTAACGTCTGAAGTTCTTTTTCAACTGATTCGTTTTTAGGTTTTCTGATATCCATTCTGTTTTTGTTCATATCAGTTCCTCTACGTCTTGCGATTTTTCCAGCTTGAACATAATTGTTTGTTCTTACTGTTTCTTTTACTTCACCTTCTTCTTCGTCATCCATTTCATCAAGTTCCGTTTCAGTAACTCCATGCTTTAAATTTTTAGGATATACGTCTTTAGGTTTACCCATACCAACACCTTTGGTACCTTGTTTTTTATCTTCTTTAAAACCTTTCATGTTAACAGATGTTTTAGACATACCATTTCCTGGTTTACCCATACCAACACCTTTCGCTTTAAAAGATTCTAAAACAGATTCCAACGCTTCCGCATCGATTTCAAACACAGCACCTTCTTCTTCATCTTCTTCAGACCAAGATTCGTCTAATTCTTCTTCGTCATCATCGTCAGATTCGTACAACCAAGATTCATCTAACTCCTCTTCGTCTTCATCTTCTGTCCAAGTTTCATCTAACTCCTCTTCATCCATATATGATTCCATCATATCGATTGGTTCTGTTTCTTGTGATCCGCCACCCATAGAGATTAAATATTCTGTGTTATTGTTATTATCAACAAGGTAGATGTCACCATCATCTTGTTTTTTAACAATAATACCATCTTCATCACCCATAGCTTTAAAAACACGTAAAACTTCTTCAGGAGAAGCTTGTGTCATATCAAGTGGGGGCATTTCGTTATCACCAAATTCAGTATCAACGTCCATATCAATGTCAGTATCTACTTCTTCAGGTTCTTCTACACCTTCTTCATCATCCATTTCAGGTTCGTCTGTCATTTCAGGACCATCAACGTCTACATCAACGTCTACGTCCTCTTCTTCATCATCCATTTCAGGTTCTTCTGATGCGTCTTGCTCGTGTAATGATTTTTTTCCCGTAAGGGATTCCTTTACTAATTCGCTGATTTCTTGTTTCATAGTAGAAGCAAGTATTCCTTTTGCATTTTCACTGATAGCCTCTTCAATTGCCTTGATTTGCAATAAAGCGTCTTCAACTACAGATTTATTTTTTTCCATAAATTAATTCAATTATGCTTGATTAATTGTTTATTTTTTCTTAATAAATATATCGATTTTACAAAAAGTTGTTTTTAACTAAATTTTTTATTAAAAAAAAAAAGGGACACCAACGGTGTCCCATACAGAAAAAATTTAATATTTTAGTTATTCGATTACTTCATCAATCTTACTTTCAACGATTGCGGTAATTCTCCAATCCATTGTGTAAGATTCATAAGCCTTGGTTACTTTTGCTTCAACATCTGTTGGATTGTAACCTTTAACTAATTTTTCTTCTCTCATTTTTTTAACCTTACCTGAGTTTTCGTCCACCATATCAGTGGTCACTTTTGCTACAAAATACTTTTCGTCCATTTTTAAATTTTTTTATTTATCCAAATAATCGGATAATCTTTTCATTAAGTCAACAGATTTACTTAATGAATTAGATGTGGATACTATATTTTGTTGTTCTGCCAATTTTTCTTCGTATTTTGGTCTATCTTCTTTGTTTAAATAAAGATACGCACCTGGGGTGGATGGAGATGATACAAGATCAAAACAAATTAATTCAAAATCATCTTGTACTTCGTTTTGTTCCCCTTTTTTAACTAAGGATCCAACACCACGGGATGAAACGCCCATAGTAACACCTTGACGCATCATATTTGCGGCAACATCACCTTTAGATGATACAATACCTCTTTCGTGAAAACCAGGGGTTGTTAGTAATTTAACTTTACCCATCAAAACATTTCCTTCCCACCATACTTCAGTGATAAGATGTGAAACCCTATCTAAATCAATAAGAGATGATTCAGGGTGATTCAATTCGGAAATTGACATACCCTTATCAATCATATCTTTATATTTTTCAGATTCTCTTTTTAATATTTTTTCAGGATATACTCTACCATTTCTATTTGGTACTCCCCACTTTTGAAGTGTTGCGTAAAAAACAAATGGTTTTGAGTGGTCTAATTGCCCGTATGATTCTTTAATAACATTTGCATTTCTATAATCGTTTGGGTTAATTGTTCCTGCATCCCACTCAACTAAAATACCTTTACCTGTATCGCTTGGTCCTAATATTTTCATAATACTTTTTATGATAAATATTATATAGTTACCATTTCTTTATTTTTTGTCATACTTAATGTAAAATACTTTGATTTTTTTAGATCGTCTGAATATACAGAAGAAATTATTTTTTTAACTTTGGATCTTAAAATTAATGATTTAAAATCTAATAGTTGGTCGTGAACAAAAAGTGTAATTTCTAAATTTAAAAAGCTTTTTTTATTTTTTTGAATTCCACTTGTTCTTAAATCTAAGTCCACTATTTGTTTCCTTTCAAAGGATGTTAGATCTACAACTTCTAATAATGTGTGTTGAATTTGTCTTTTAATTAAACCTGTAATTTTGTTCCAATTTTCTTCGTCGTTTATGGGTTCAACCCAAGTTTGAAATACAATATAAATTGATTTTAAATCTTTTGAATCCACTGTCCCATAGTGGCATTTTGCATCATCAAAAATGTTTAATTTTGATGTTTTTCCTTTCTTCATTTTTCATACATAAGAAGTTTATTGTTTATACAATTATAATAAATCTTTTTATCCTTGTCAAAAATTAAAATTTTTACTTATATTTATAATATAAACCCAAAAAAATATATGATCATAGTTAAAGTAAAAAACGAAAATTCAATTGAGCAAGCACTTAAAGAATATAAGTTTAAAGTGTATAAAACAAAACAACTTGAAAAATTAAAGGAAAGAAAGGAATATAAAAAACCCTCCGTTGAACGAAGGTCTGAAGTTAAAAAGGCAATTTATATTCAAAAAAATCATTCAGGTAACTGATCCTTTGATTTGTCGTTTGTTTTTCTACCAAAGATTGCTTCAGTTGAAGTTAATCCTAAACATCCGAACGCCAAAAGACCTATAACGTCAACTAAAGAATCTGCAGGTTTTAATCCACCACAAGTACTTATAAAAAGTGTTATAACAAGTGCTGATACACACATAACACCTGAAACCCTTTTTGATGAAACGGTACCTTTACCATCACTAAACAAGCTTACTAAAAAATTTTTCATAATCCTTCGTTTAATTTTCTAAGTTTATAAAGATTATAATGATCAAGTTTTGAATCATTAACTTTTTTAATAGTTTCTTCTATTTTTGAAGAAAGTTCAGTATCCGTGGATTCATTAATAGTTCCCTTTAATTTTAAAGATACGGATTCTTTAAGTTCTTTCATTTCTTTTTTCATATCTTCAAATGAAACATTTTTTAAATCAGAAATTTCTTTTAATTCAGTTTCATTTAACGACAAATTATTTTTTAAATTACTTTCATAAACTTTAACCATTGTAGATATTGGTAAATTTACACTTTCTTTAATTTCTTCTTTTTTGGATTCTTTAATTAAAGTATTTTTAACTTCTTTTTTAGATTCTAAAATTGATTCTAAATTTTTAATTGAATTGTTATAAATTAAAGTGTCAATATTTTTGTAA